ACCTGAAGGTTCAATCGTAAGACATGAATCAGTGTTCCAAATGTTGGAAAGAGTTAAGAAAGTATCTCAAGAATGGATTAAACCTGGACATAGAAACGGACAAAACACACACAACGTATCTGCTACAGTATCAATTAAAGAAGACGAGTGGAGTTTAGTTGGTGATTGGATGTGGAACAATAGAGATTTCTATAACGGTTTGTCAGTACTACCTTACAACGGAGGAACTTACACACAAGCCCCTTTTGAAGATTGTACAAAAGAAGATTTTGAAAGATTGGTTAAAACATTATCAGATGTTAATCTTACAAAAGTAATTGAGTTACAAGATAACACCGATCTACGAGGAGAAGCTGCGTGTGCGGGTGGCGCATGTGAAATCGTTTAAGTTATGAAAGTACAATGGGGAAACAATATAACGATAACATACCAAGTTTTGTTAGCGTTTTATAACCAAAGAAAAACTAATTAAAATGAATGTAGGAGCATCTAAGGATTGGGTACAACAATTATATGTTAGAGAATTTGGACCTAAATTACAACAAGACGATTTTTATTATGATAAACAAGGTAGAATGGTTATGACTGAAGAATATCATAAGAAGAGAGGTAAATGTTGTGGTAACAGGTGTTTACATTGTCCTTACGAACCAAGTTACGAAAAAGGAAATATAAATTTAAAAGAATCACTGAGAAATCGGTGATTTTTTATTTTATATCTATTTATTCAAAAATTCACAACATTATATTTATTTAATATGGCAGATGGTAGAACATATGGAATAAGTTTTCCGTTTAGACAAAGTAATGTAGGAGATTATTTGTTACTAACTCAACAATCAGATGAAGAGATTAGGACAGACTTATTGCATTTAATATTAACAAGAAAGGGAAGTAGATATTATTTGCCCGATTTTGGAACTAGAATTTATGAATTTATTTTTGAACCATTAGATGGTGAAACGTTTGAAAATATAAAATCTGACATTGAAGAACAAGTTGCAAAATATATACCAAATTTGTTAATTAATAGTATTACTATAGAACCCTACACCGAAACCGACGAAGTTGTTGGGCAATTAGATTATGAATTATTGGGTCAAGCAAGTATATATAAAATACCGGGGGCAAATACTGCGGAATACACAGCAAAACTAAAAATCGATTATACTGACGAAAATAAAGCATTCGGAAGTAGAGAATTCGTAATTATTAATATTTAATTATGGCTAACCAAAAGATAAATTATACAACGAGGGACTTTCAAGGGATAAGACAAGACTTGATAAATTATACTAAACAGTATTACCCTGAATTAGTACAAAATTTTAATGACGCATCGGTGTTTTCAGTTCTAATGGATTTGAATGCTGCGGTTGCTGATAATTTACATTTTCATATTGATAGAAGTATACAAGAAACTGTTCTACAGTATGCTCAACAAAGATCATCAATTTACAATATTGCAAGAACTTATGGTTTAAAAATACCAGGTTATCGCCCATCAGTTGCAGTTGTTGACATATCTATTACAGTACCACCATTAGGTGATAGTGAGGATTATAGATATTTAGGTATTTTAAGGGCCGGATCACAATTTAATGGTGCGGGGACATCCTTTGAGACTGTTTACGATATCGACTTCTCAACACAGTATAATCAAGAAGGTTTCGTAAATAGAACAAAAGTACCTACTTTTGATGCTAATAATAAAATTATAAATTATATTATAACAAAAAGGGAAGTGGTTGTTAATGGTACAACAAAGGTATTCAAAAGGGTTATTAATCCTGCTGACGTTGTTCCGTTTTTTAATTTCTTTTTACCTGAAAGAAACGTACTTGGAGTAACATCCATAATACAAAAAGATGGGACTAGTTACCCTAATATACCATCATACGGTGATTTTTTAAGTTCACAAAATAGATGGTATGAGGTGGACGCTTTAGCTGAAGATACTGTATTTATTGAGGACCCAACAAAACCAACAGATAATGCGGGTGTTAAAGTTGGTAAATATATAAAGACTGAAAATAGATTTATAACAGAATACACACCTGAAGGGTTTATGAAGGTACAATTTGGTGGGGGAACTAACACCCCAAACCAACAATTGGCTGACTTTGCAAGAAATGGCATTAAATTAGATTTGGCGAATTACCAAAATAATATAGGGTTAGGTTTAACCGTACAACCAAATACTACAGTTTTTGTTCAATATAGAATAGGTGGTGGGATTGCATCAAATGTTGGTGTAGGGGTAATTAATCAAGTAGGTACCATAGATTTTTCAATAACAGGACCTTCAGACATAGTAAACACAAACGTACAAAATTCATTATCAATAACAAATGTTACCGCTGCGATTGGAGGATCAAACCCACCAACAACAGAAGAGGTTAGAAATATGGTGTCTTTTAATTTTGCGGCACAAAAAAGAGCGGTAACTGTGAATGATTATAAATCATTAATAGATACAATGCCGGGTAAGTTTGGGGCTCCTGCAAAAGTTTCAATAACTGAAAATAACAATAAAATTAGAATTCAAATATTATCTTACGATACTTCAGGAAAACTAACACAAGTCGTTTCAAATAACTTGAAATCTAATTTAGCAACATACCTTTCTAAATATAGAATGATAAACGATTACATTTCTATTGATGTTGCGAAGGTAGTTGATTTGGAATTTGAAATTTTTGTAGTGATGGAATCGGATAGAAACCAAGGACAAGTCATTACCGAAATCATTAATTCTGTTGCAAACTATATGGAACCTGGCAATAGGGAGTTAGGACAAAATGTTAACGTATCTGATGTTAGACGATTAATACAAAACGTAGCCGGTGTTTCTACACTATCTGATTTAAAAATATACAATAAAGTTGGTGGACAATATTCTTCATCTGAAACATCACAAAAATATGTTAATAAAGTTACAAGAGAAATTGGATTAATTGACGATACTATTTTTGCGGAACCAGATCAAATTTATCAAGTTAAATTTGACAATAAGGATATTAAGGTTAGGGTTAAGAGCCTTAAAACGGTAGACTTTTCATAAGATTCTTTATTTTATTTCTATAACACCTATTTTTAAAAAATAGGAACATAACTATTTATTTTTAAAAAGGCAAATGACTAAAAGTTATAGAATAAGAACACAGCCGGGAGTAGACAAAAACATAAGAATTAACGTTAATCAAGATTTTGATTTTCTTGAAATTTTATCATTAAAATTAAGACAAGATGATGTATATACAAGATTCTGTGCCGACTATGGTGTTATCGCAGGAAGAATTATTGTTAATGGAGGGTATGGAATACCAAACGCAACGGTATCTGTTTTTGTACCTTTAAAGCCTGAAGACGAAGATGATATTGTAATATCGACATTATACCCATACAAAACACTTGAAGATAAAAATGAGGACGGTTATAGGTATAATCTTTTACCATACGTTCAAGAATATGGTGGGCACACACCAACAGGAACATTTCCTGATAGAGAAGACATACTAACAAGAAAAGAAGTTCTTGAGGTATACGAAAAATACTACAAATTTACAGTTAAAACTAATGAGAGTGGTGACTTTATGATTATAGGTGTACCACTTGGTATACAAACAGTCGTTTTAGATTTAGATTTATCAAACATCGGTTGTTTCTCTTTACGTCCTTCCGATTTGATAAGAATGGGAATGGCATCATCTGAACAGTTTAATGGTGATCAATTTAAATCATCAACAGACTTAGCATCATTACCACAAATAATTAATATAAAAAAAGATGCCGATGTAACATCATTTTGGGGTGAACAGGATCTTTGTGATATTGGAATCACAAGAGTTGATTTTGACTTAAGGGATGTTGGGATAGAAATAAAACCACAGGCGGTTTTTATGGGATCAATATTTTCAACTGCAGATGAAGATTTCTTAAAAACAAATTGTAAACCAAAAAGAAATTCAGGGAATTTGTGTGATTTAGTTTCCGCTTCAGGAAAAATCTTAGCAATTAGACAAACAATAGATTACGATGTTAATGGTAGACCAATACTCGAACAATATAGTTTACCTGAAGGAGGTAAAATTATTGACGATGAAGGTACTTGGTTAACCGAAGTTCCTATGAATTTAGATTATATTACAACAAATGAATTTGGTGAACAAGTATTATCTAATGATCCAACACAAGGGATACCGACAAAAGCAAAATATAGATTTAGAATCCAATACCAAAATGAAGAGGGTATGGAAAGTAGTATATTAAGGGCGGACTACTTAGTTCCAAATATAAAAGAATGGGGGTGGTCACCAAGTAACACTAACCAACCTGTGGATTTAAATGCTCAACTATATTCATACGCATTTAGTTTAGATTGGAATGACTATGGGGATGTAACAACAACCATAGGTAACCAAATGATACAAGAGGCTATCAATTGTGAGGATAGGTTCTATGAATTCCACTTTAATAAAGTGTATACAATTGCTAACTTTTTAGATAGATGGAAATGGGGGTATAATAGAAGTAGACATTTAGGTATTAAAGAAATCACTGATAGAACATGTACAACAACAACAAATAGGTTTCCTGTTAATGATGGTGTAAGAAATTTTGATTTTATTTTCTTTTTATTCAATTTAGTAATCACAATTTTCAGTCCTGTACTTTATGCGTTGATACCCGTATTACACGTTTTAGCCCTTGTTTGGCCGATATTAAAATGGGTGATTGCAATATTCTTTCCTATTTATTTAGCGTATTTAGGATATCAATATATCGCCGCTGCGGTTGCTGCTTACCCAGCAATAGGTTTAATAGTACTCTATGGTTTAGCGGCAATTTTCTTTGTTGCTGCTGCGGTATTGTTTGCTGCTAAAGTATCACCGATGTTAACGGCATTTAATTTTAAAGGTATTAATTTACCTATGATGTCGTACCCTGATTGTGAGGCGTGTTCTTGTGATGCTCCTGATTTGGAATTAGACGAAATTGATGATACTCCTGGTGGAGGTGGAAGTACGTCTGAAAATAAAATTGGTAAATATACGATTTATACAAGAAGTAATAATTCGTTTCTTGCAAATGTCAATTCAAACGATTTTTGGGGTGGAGTACCAAGTATTCAATTATGTGATGTTGATGGTAGTGATAATCAAATAGAACAAGGGTATCCTACTTATTTTTGTTATTTGAATGTTGATGAATATGGAGGTAGTGAAACAAAAAAGAACAATAAATATCAAGCAGACGCCTATGGTATAAGATATGCGATGGCTGGATACCCGACAACTCCTGAAATTGGAGTACCAATAGTAAGTGTATTTTCAGACTCACAATATATTTTACAAAGAGATGTGACATACGCACAATCATTAAATTTAGCAAATGTTAGAGCAAGATATTTTGACACAACGGCACCAAATAGAATAACAACAACAGTAAATAATGGGGCGTCTTTTACTGATAATGTTTTAATAATATTATGTGATCCTGCAGTTGCAAGTACCTACCAACCCGGATCATTATTAACATTTACAAACCCTAATAATATTAATGATTTAAATTTAGTTAGTGGAACAACAAACCAATTTGAAACAAATTCAATTACAGGAACTTCTACCACTGCGGTTACAAATTATACAGTTAGTTATATTACCGCTGCGGGAGGATTAGGAACAAGTACTATACAAATATCAGGAACAAGTTCAGAAAAAGAATATAAATTTAAAACAGGGTTGGAATACTTCCAAGTGGTAACTGGTATGACTGCGTATGATGCTGATTTATTAGCTGCCGGTACACAAATTAATGTGCAACCAAACCCATCATTACAGTTGGTTACAACAAACTTATTAAGGAAATATATTTTAAATAAATTACAAGACATTAGGTATGAAGACACTAGCCAAACTCTACGAACCGAAACAATAAATCCATTGACTGTAAATGGAGATGGTTGGAAAAATATGGGAATATTGATTTTGGTTAGAGGGACGGATCCATGGACAGACAAACAAAATATAAAATATGATTTATCAACATTATTTGGGCAACCTACAAATAGTGTTACTGTTAATGGGCAGTATTATTTAAATGTACCGATACAACCTAACACAGGTAATGCATCTAACTCTTGGTGGAACAATTATATTACTCCAGAGGGACATACTCAATCTTATGCCTCATCATCTATTTATCACGAACCATACAATTTTCAAATAACAGGAACACAATTTAGTGCGGTAACATCAGATTCTATTAAATACTATTCTTCGTTGGATAAATCAAGAGGGGCTGGATGGAACCCAACTTCAGGACCAACTCTTAGTACTATAACTTCAGGTCCTGGTGTCGCATCAAATAATACAAATACTATAAAATTTTATAATACCACATTACAAGGTAATATTGAAGGAGGATCATTAATAGGATCAATATCATCAACAGGTAACGTCGTTGGAGCATTATCAAGTATTAACGCTCGAGTTTATGCCCCTGCTTACGTAACAACTAACCCCTTACTTAATGTAACAATACCTGCAGGGACTAACCCAAAACTTATTTTAAGATCAGATAGACTACCAACTTCCGATTTAACGCAAAGTGGTGGTGGTTCAGGTGTAAATGCTAACTCATTTGCCCTACATCAAAATGATAACTTCGCAGCATATAGAGTAGATTCGGGAGCTAATCCAATAATAGTTGGAGTGGGACAAACGGATTCTTCAAATAATGCACAAGACTTTGGTCCTGACACACCAAACGCTGCGAGTAGTGTTCTCTCAACGTTTGATTGTGCGGGAATGGTACCATTAAAATGTTACACAGTCGATCCCGCAAATAATACTTTTGGTGTTGAAACACCATGTGACGATAATGAGGATCCCGTTAGAATTAAATCGGGTTGTTATCAGTTCATTCAAAAACCATATGTGGTAAACATTAAAAAAGACTTTGAAAACTTCACAGAATGGAAGTTACGTTTTAGAATGATGTTTGGTGCATGTAGAGGGATATTTGCTCACGTTTTCCAAAACAATTGGGTTAATGGTACGTTATATATGTTTTCATTTAAAAAACAAACAATTTTTAATATAATTGGGCAACCTAAAAAATATAAATTCTGTGGTTCATATGATAGTACATTGAGACCTGGACAAGGTCCAATTTTCTATACTGAAAATACAACTAACTCACTTTTTTATAGATGTACACCATATGATTCTAATAACTTCGTTGGACAAATTCCAAAACAAGGGACATACTCAAACCCAACTTTACAACCTGTTAACTTTGGTGGAACTAATGATAGAAATTTATTTTTCCCGACAACAGTAATGGATATGGGTCCAAGAGATGAGTTTACAAAAGAAATATGTACAAATCCTGATTTCGAAGGGTATATTATTGACACTTTAAAATCTACATCATATAACGACACATCCGATTTATTACAGTTATTTATTGTGTCAAGGTTAATTAATACTAGCTTTTTACAACAAATATTCAATTTTGGAGATGCGTCTATTAATAGAATGTTTTCTAGAAGTGATGATAGAATGGATGGGGATGTTGTACAATTATTTAGTATTAACTCTGAATATGGTGTTGAAGGATTTGATGAGGATAGTTATGATGGTGTTGGCGACATTTACATTGCCACTGCGGGAGACGCAACATTTGGAGTATTCTTTACGTCAAATACTGAAAATAGAATTGTAGTATCACCCGGTATTACAACATTTACACCAACACTAACAAATTATTTTGGATACCCTAAAACACAAGAAGTACCTTTTTATCAGTGGAAATTAAATCAAGGTTCCGTTAATACTATTTTTGGTAGTGACTTGAATGAATGGGAAACAAATCTTTTAGGTAATGGGTTCTACTCAGAAAAGTATCAAAGTTTAAGTTTTTACCAATCACCGTATTCACAGTACTTTAATAACTTAAATACAGGTAGAAGAGGTTATATATATAACTCAACACCTGCAGGTGCCACTGACGAGACTATGCCAGCAGGACAACAAAACCGATTCTTGGTTGGTGCACCATATCATTATTATTTTGGTTTAGGTAAAGGAAAAAGTGCAATAAACAGATATATTACTAAATACATATTGAATCAAGATGTCTAATGAAAATGAAATATTAATAGTTTTAGGTTCAAAACGATACGCATCCAATACAGACAAAGACGTTTGGATTCAACCACCATTAATTGGTGATAGAAGAACCATGGTTGAGGGGGATAGGTCG